GCCCTATACCTGAGAGCGTAGTGGATGACGTGCGTAGAGTGCAAGTTCTTTTCGAGAACGGGCTTATCTCGAAAGAGCAGGCAGAAAAGCGACTTGAAGGTATTGAAGCAGACTTGAAGAAGTTGCAAGGTTTAGTGTCAACTGACAAGATAGAGGCAATTCAGACAGGAGAGGCTACCGAACTCGCGTTGCCTCTTCTGGATGAGCTTGAGCAGGTTGATTTTAAGAAGTTGATGTATGGCGATTGGATAGAGTAGCGTGGCTAGAGCAGAGCTGAGATGTCCAGGTCAAGAACAACGATAAAAGCCCTGCTCTTGAGCATTATAGCAGAAAGGATATGGCACATGTCAGAACTAACAAAGCAGCACGGAACTGAAATCTCGACTGCTTACCTCGTATGCGGTGGTCGAGAGAAGCCGCGTGAAGAGTTTCTAGACTCCGGTAAAACTGTAGCAGAATTAGTCTACGATGAAGAGGAGGACCGCAAAGACTTTCTCAAAGGATGGAATGAAGGATGGGAAGAAGGAATACTCTTGCTTGAAGTGCTTGCTCAGGACGATCCCATTCTAGCCGAGTGCACACGCCTTGCAGACCGTCGCGTGCTGGTAGTCGAGCGCCAAACGTTCCGTAGAGCACGTCTAGGCATCGGTGCCAAGAATGGCATGTGGGATGGTGGCTATGATGACGTATGGGACTACGATAGCCCAGAATCGGCTCTCAACGCTATGCAGACGTGGCAAGCTGATGAGGTTGAGCCTGATGGCTGGCACCGACATTTTGGCACGGGCCGCTATCGGATCAATGGGGATAAGAGCCTGGAATGGGTCAAGGATGACGATCGCTTGTCGCTCGAGCACAACATTATTTATGCGGTGAGAGCAAAACTTGGGTATATATTGCAAGACGTGAGCGTACAAGAGAACTCTCTGCACATTGGCAGCTCGTTCCCAGCTCATAGCAAATGCTTCACGGTAGCCTCAGAAGGCGTTGTACAATGGATAGTGTATCATTATTGTGATAGAAGTGTAGCGCTATCTGTAGATGAGATAGAAACTGTTAGTGTAGGAAATGTGATTGAGAGATTGAAAGGAGGAAAGAACGGATGAATCCAGAGTTACGAGAGGCAATCGGGCGCGTACTCTACGAGGCAACGGTAGATCTCACGAGTGAGTATACGCCAACTTGGGACTGGCTGCTCAACAAAGAAGAGTGGACACTTAGAGCTGAGAAGGTGGTAGAGGCTCGTCAGAAGTGGATAGACGACAATGTAGGCGGCTATTTGAAGACTGCAGGGATAGATGAAAGAGAGGATGCGTAGGCAAACAAAAACCGACTTGGGCTCACTGCCTTTGTCGGTTTTGCTCCTTTTTGCTAATCTAGCATCCTACTCTTTCTCACACACCATACCAGCATGCAATTCACTATCCATGCCACAATCCCCAGCCAGAACATCCACCACATGCCATACCATACACCGTACACGATAGGCGCGATGCCTAAGAAGTAGTACGTTATGCTAAATGTCGCGATAAGTGCGGTGTAGATCCACATCAGCTTTCCTCTTTCTTGGGCTTCCTGCCCACTTTGCTCTCAAGCGGCAATGCCATGATATCCCGCTTGAGGAAAATGTACGACTGGCCACGCCTTTTCTCTCCTGGCACGTTGGGTACCAAATTCACGCCCACAAAGACGTAGGCGGTGATGTGCCCCTGTAGTACGTGGTACCGGAGGGTGTCGGTACTGTAGGCCCTCTTAGAACGCTCTGAGAGCATTTTGAGCGCCCCCTGCGTATCTGTGATAAGATTGCTAACGAGGGCAATCTCAGGATTGTTTTGCATGTTTTGTTCTCCTTTGTTTAAAAGGCCGGTATTTGTGGTACCGGCCTCTCTTTCTACCTCAGACAGGCGTCCCAATCTTGGGGGAACATCGTTTTGCGAACGGGCTCATGTGCCTCTTCCACCCGAAATTCGTAAACTTCCTTATTGACGCACATCAGCAGGAATTGCGCGTCGCTCTCTTTTCCTTCGAGGACTGTGATGAATTCCGGTGTCAGGATTGCATCGAAGCGTGCTGCTTCTTTTCCAGAAATAATTTCTTGTTTCTCAAATAGTTGGACTAGATGCGCTCTCGTGATACCGTCTGTTGCAAAAACTTTCATGTCTCAAATCTCCTTTGTTTTCTAGAGGTGTGTGCCTCACTTCTTATGTATGTATAATACCACGGACTGAACGAATTGTCAAGCACTTTTCAATGAATTTTCAATGGATTTTCGAAACTGGTAAAAACTCGTTTTGCAGCAACCGACCTGTGTTACCTTTCTCCTTTCGCTCGTTTATCCATATGCACAATATTTGCACGACTATCATCTAATGCGCATTAGAAAGGACGTTTGATGAGCAATTTACCACAAGATGTGGAAGCCGATGAAGACGAGGACATCTACCACGTCATAGGTCATTCTGATGACGAGCCCAGACCGAGCTGGATTCGTCGATTATGGTACCTGTGGTGCTGGATCACACGGTAAGTCTAGACACACTGTCCTAGTGAAATCTCAGCGTGGTCTGGTCAATTCCTGGCCACGCATCGCTCACCGGCTGGCAGAACCAAGCCGACGTGAAGTCAGTCAGGAACTCGAGCGTGTGCAGATGTTCCGCAGTCGGCTCACTCTTGCCCTCTTCCCACGCTTCCACATCCTCTAGCGACACACCCACTATTTCAGCCCAGTCTGCCTGAGAAAAGCCGTACATCTCTCTTGCCCATATCAGACGTTCCGCTTGCACGCGCGGGCTCTGTTTGGCTTCCTGTTCGCTTTTGAGGCGTGCTAGCATTTTGGCTTGATTGTACTGCAAGCGGTTACGTCGGGTTGAAAGATCGATAATGTTGTCATCTGACATTGGTGTTGTCCTTTCTGTAAATAAAACGAGAGAGCCCAGCGACTGCCAAGCCCTCCCTTGAAACTATGCGTACACTCCAAATGTTTGGACATAGGCAGAGCGGCGACGGGCCATTTCGAACTCGATCTGCTCTTGAATGGTCAACTCTGTCCATTCCCATACACCAAACTGTCCATTGTGCCAAGTGGATACGCTATCCCGCTCTTTACGAGCTGCTTCACGACGATCGCGGCGGGTTGAAATTGTTTGGTTGTTCATGCTATGATTCTCCATAGTGTAAAGGCTAGAAGTCGGATGACTTCGGAATGTCCCGCGTGAGGTAAAGAGACACGCGGGACTTTTTATTGAAAGGTCTTGTAAACCTTTGTAAAGATATTGTACTCTACAAAATTGGTCTTGTCAACTCTTGACAAGCTAAGTAAAGTCATGGTAAGATACTTGCAGATGAGAAAAGGAGGTGCAAATTGCCAATCATTGAGGACGGTGAGATCTACCTCTCTGTAAAAGAGACACACGAACGATTAGGCATATCGCGCCAAGCATTGAACGGATACGTTCAAAGGGGGTTGCTAAAAAAGTATTCCAGGGCATTGGCTAGAAGGGTCTTTTTCAAGCAGTCTGAGATTGACGCTTTGATGAGGATCAGGCAACCGGAGGAAGAAAATAGCAGTGAAGCGGCCTAGCCCGGCTGGAAAGCAACCTTGATAAACCACTTTCCAGCACAGACTATTGTTCAAAGTATAATCAAGTTGCAGGAATACTGCAATGCGACGGGTGTTCTAGAAAGAGTGGCCTTGTGAAGCATTTTTATCCCGATACTCAGCTTACCTCGGATGAGTGGAAGCAAACGGTAGCCGACTTCAATGGCATGTGTGCTTATTGCCCAGAGGGAAGGTATGAGGTTATGGAGCATTTTATTGCACAGAGTAAAGGCGGAACGATCCATGTTGGGAATTGCTTGCCTGCCTGCTCATATTGCAATAAGAGAAAATCAGATCTTACAGGTCCTGCTCTCATTGGGCTGTTTGGTGAGGAGTTGATTAGTCGGCTAAAAGGGTATCTCGAGTCTCGTTCTGGGCAAGTCATAGAATGGCCGAGCGATACTTCTATGAAAGAGACTGGTGTACGGCTTTGTGTCAAAGAAGTCGCACTAGCCCGGGGTATAAGGCAGTATCAGTTAGTCGAACTGAGTGGAGTTGGCACTTGGGTGATTGCTCGCTATTGGAATAATAATATCCAGAGAGTAGATTTAGAGCAATTGGGGATGATAGCGAAGGCGCTAGGTGTTAGCCCTGGGGATCTGCTTGAAGTAGTAGATTCTGCTGCGTAGCCGGGGCGAGTGGTCTATCAACGGATGAGGCAGACAGAAAGCCACGCGCCCACAACTATTGTAGTTAGTATAGTAGAAATACTGCAATTTCTGCAAGGTAACAAATGTTCTAGGTAGCAGCTCTCTCGTATGGAGCTGAGAATTGAAAAGTGCAAGAGAGGAGGTGAGTGAGTGAGTGATTTAGACGTTATGCAGTCAGCTCGCCTGAGGTCAGAGGTGACCATCAAGTACCACGAAGCTGCTGCTGCTCAGGCGCTGGCAGATGATATGCACAATTTGGCATATGTGTACCAGTTGCAGGCAGAAAAAGAGAAAAAGAATCTCAAGGCTTTGAGAGAGGGAGGCGAGCAGTGAGCATAAATGATCCTCTAGGGCGTATCGAAGCTCTCGAAGCTGAGCAGAAGCAGCTCAAAGAGCAAGTGCAGCGTATTGAGCAAGCCACGGAGCCTATCAATGTCAGGATCGAGCGTGGGTTGCCAGTCCCAGAGGCACAACTGCTGCAAACGCTTGTCACCATGGCTGGCACCAATGCCACGGAAATGGCGCTACTCAAAGGCGAGCTGGGCGTGCTCAAAGGTGAGATGGGCGTGCTCAAAGGTGATGTAGCAGAGTTGAGGATAGACATGCAAAAGCGTTTCGATGCGATTGCAGATGTGCAGAATTTGATACTGCACAGGCTGCAAGAGAAAGATAAGTAGTGTGTAGCGATCTACTCTTGAGGCTTCCTACGGCTACTCAAGAGTAGACCTGACCCTAAAGCAAGAGTTAGCCTTGCCGGGACTGGTGTGAGTTTAAACCTCCTGGCTGGCAAGAGTCAAGGAGGTTTTTTATGTCCACAGAGAAACAAGGACCATATCACATTGAAGAGCGTCCCAGCCCACATGGCAAGCTTGTGCGTGTCCAGGCGCATAAGACATTTACCCCAAGAATAAGCACATCGCTCCCGGTGAGTAGAAATGGCGCGATGTATGAGTTGCCTGCATTTAATTTAAGCAGTGGCGAAAAGCTTATATTGAGCATGGTAGAAGAGGACGATGTGGTGATTGACGGTGGAGGTGCAGCATAATGGGATTTTTTGGAAGGGCACAATACCATGCGGAGGCCGACAACGGCTGGGAAGCATACTCGGCAGCAGAAGACCCTGACGATTATTGCGCTGCAGATTGGGCCAAGATTATCAGGCGAGCTGAAAGAATGGGCGTGAATCACGCTTTCACAACCAAGGGGCTCAACTTGAGCCATGGAGATCTTGAGCTGAACTTTAAGGACTACCAAGGTGGCGTGAAATTGGCTCAGCGATTTCTCGACCAGATCGAATCAGGGGAGATCGCAGCATGAAGAAGTGGTTAAACAATCTCCTCAGAGGCGATGAAATCAGTGAGCCAGTAGCAGTAGAAGCTGAAACAGATGCGGAGTCTCTTGCACGTGGCGTTGAACTGCTCAATGCGATGTATCCCGATGACCAGTATGAGGAGACACGCGAGAAAGACTTCTATTGCGGTATTTGTGGCTGGGCACCAATTAGTACGTTTCCACACGATCACTAAGGAGTTGAGGCATGGTCACGTTTTACCAGTCATCTGCCAAAGAGGAGCGAGATCGCATTAAGGCTACGTTTAGAGCTGGTCGTGTCTCATGCCTTTCTGCTCTCTCGACACTGCTGTACGCAATAGCAACGTTTCTGCTTGCTATCATCCACACCCTCACGTTCGTGATTAATTTCACGATAGGCATGCTCACTATTTTGCATGCTCTTGTCTGCATGGTACGCCTCTTGCTTGTTCAATGGCAAGAGGCAACGAGAACACCGCTTGTGTGTGTCGTTGGGAGGTCGCTATGAAGAAATACCCGCTCGAGTGCCTAGCAGGTGTAGCAGCATGCTTTGGGCTTATAGCATGGTGCCTCTCTCAGGTCATGCCAGTGGTATGTGCATGGTGGTCTACTCACTGGCTACTGGTGACAAGTGTGGTCGTGGTCGTGGGCTTGGTCGCTCTTGCTCACAAGTGGGTACCAGCTTTGTGGAGGGCATACGTCGCAATCACGGATCATGCTGACACACTGCGTATTCGAGAGCATCACTACCAGATGCTGGTAGTTGCAACAGGCAAAATGCAAGAGGGATTTGACACGACGTATGACAACGGTGTTCACAGCCTAAAGCTCGGTGTACACAATCCCTATATGAAAAATCAGGTCAAGATCCAAGAAGTCCCTGCTCAGGAATTGCTTGCTCCCGTAGTGCCAAAAGCGCCGGGCTATGCAGAAGTCGATAGCCTGATCACTGACCAGCGGCTGGTGCTCTGCTACACAGCAGAAGGTCCCGTATTCGGCACAATCCTAGACCTGCTCAGCATGTGCGTGGTCGGCAAGCCTGGGCGTGGGAAAAGCACGGCATTGCTCTACTACATCCTCATCCTGCTCAAGGCTGGCGCGGAAGTGTGGATATGGGACCCACATAGCGGACTAAACGAGCTGGCCTATGGGCTCAACTACCAAGATGATTTGGGGGACATAGAGCAGAGTTGTGCCACTTTACATGGGATGCTCGAGCAGCGACGTAAGCTTTGGAAAGAGCACAAACGGGTGCTGCATCCTCTCTTGCTGTTAGTGGATGAGATGCCAGTGATAACAGACTATGAAATGGCCCGTGCTAAGGAGCTAAAGCAGATCTCGAAAGATGACTTGCTTGAATTTGATCAACTCTACCGACCTTCCAAGCTGCTCAAGAAATTTGTTCTCGAGGCTCGCAAGTGGAACTGCTATGTAATCCTTTCTGGGCAAGCCCTCCCGGCTGAGGTACTACCGACATTGACACGCGATAATCTCAGTAGCAGGATTGTATTCGAGAGCTGTAACGTGCATGCCAAGATGGCAGGATTGCAGAAAGAGGAAATTGACAGCTTGCTCCCATCGCTGAAAGGGGCTGGGCCTGGTGTCGCTGTGATGGATGTATCCAGGTGGTCAAAGCCAGTGTTGGCGGCTATCCCAAACACGACTGTAGAGGACTTGAGGGCTTTCATTGATGGGGGAAAGGTTGATGGGTCTTTCAGTGAGGATGAGAGCGACTTTCAACCGTCGTCATGGGTTTCTGGAGACTCTGAAAATATTGGCGACACTGGCGAAAAATTGAGAGAGACTGGAAACCTTGAAAGTGCCGTGAAAGAAGCTGAGAAGATCGTTGAAAGCGTCCCATTGTTTTCAGAGGAAGATGAAAGACAGATCTTAGAAATCGCTCGCATCCATCTGGCTACGTATGGGCGGGTGATTAGGAGCAAGATACCAGCTTCAATGAACCCATCTCGCAACAATGCGATCTACCCAGTAGTGAAATACATTTGTAACAGAGAGGGATTGTAGGATGAATTGGCAATCAGGATTCAGGGTAGCCATCCGTATCGTGTTCTTGTTTGCATTTATTGCATTCTTATCAGCTTCTATAAGTCATGTAGCCACGTTTTTTAATGACTTTGAAGCTGATAAGGGGAACTGGATTGAGCCGTATATGCTGGCTATCAGCATCGATTTAACGGCTCTTGTCTTGACTATCGGAGTGATGTTTTTTCGGAAGGAAATGCCCTGGTACGCAGTGGTCATAACCTGGGCTTTTATCATCGGGTTAACGGCATTTTCCTGGACAGTAAATTTTGAATATGCGCAGACATATCAGGGGAATTTGATCCATACAAATCCAATACTTACAACACTTAATCCGATCCTTGCATCATCGTTTGCCTTCTTCAATCTGGTCTACTCTTTCGTCTCTGAGTTCTTCGGAATGAAGCAAAAAACAGCAGTCGAATTGTTGGCAGAAGCTGATCGTTTGGAAGCATTGGAAGAGGCGCAAAAACGCATTGATGCCTACCGTGATAGGAACCGCAAGAGCAGCCTGATACAGCGTGCCAAGGAAACTTTGATTGAAGCAAAAGAGGCTGTAATTGAGCTGAAAAACGGAAGTGATGAGGAAGTCGAGAGTTCCCCTAAAACGGAAGTCACTATAGAGCCTGACGTGGAAGTTTTGGAGGAAGTCACAGAGGAAGTTTCCAGCCAAGAATATGGAAGTGATGAGGAAGTTGAAACAGACCCAGAGGTGGAAGTTTTAAATGTTGTTCCGTTCCATCAAAACGGAAATTCTGATTTCCCTAAAACTTCCATCAAAGGGAAGATTGCTAGAAGAAAATTGTTCACAATAGCGGAAGCAGCAAAGGAACTCGAATGTACTCCAAGACATGTAAGGGAACTGCGAAAAAAGGAAGTCCTTGCTACTGATGATAGTGGGTTGATTACTGCTGCTAGTCTTAGGTCCTATGCAGCTAAACGTAGGGCGAAAACAGTCGAATTGAATGGATGAAAGAAAGGAGGTGAGAAGGTATGGAAAATTGGCAATTTGAAGCAGCACCGTGTCATCAGGTGTGTTGTCGTAAATGCGGATGGGAGACCTCTGAGGAGGGAACCAAAGAGCAGGCGATAGCAGAACTCAAGAGGCTAGGGTGGCAGATCAAGAGCGACGGGCCATGGTGTCCTGAGTGCGTTCTTGAAGACGAGCTGAGCAGAGACGATTCGGAAGTGTATCCAAAGTAGCCCAACCGTTGGGCGATTTAGTCGAAATGGAGGTCTAGATGCCACTCAAAACGCGAAAGATCAGAGTGGTAGGATATCCTGTTCTCAACGATCCAAAGCGCAAAGGAGAGATAGAGTATGTGGCCGTAGATGCCAAGACGGGTGCATATATCGAAAATCAGATCGATGTAGCAATCAAGACGGACGATGATACAGGAGAAATAATTAATGCAGAAGTCGTTATTGATTGCCGGGATATTGTTTTGTTCGATAAGAACGGGAATGCAAATCTGAAAGAAAGGAGGTGAGAGGTATGTCACCTGAAGAACGAAATAGAGAACGTCGTGAGCGATACAAAAGAAAGAAGGAATGGCAAGCAACACTAGACAGGTATGCAGAATTTGCAGCGTATATAGTAAATCGCAAAAGAGAAGAGAAAGAAAGGAGGTGAGAAGGTATGGGAAACTACCCAGGTGAGCACGATTCAGCATGCGAGGACATGTATGAAGACGAGCTGATTGAAGCAAAGCGTGCTATTGTACGCTTGACAGCGACCATAAATGATCAAAGTAAAACGATTGAGAAACAGGAAAAAGAGATAGCATACCTTAAAAAAGAGATGCTATCTCTCCAGCCAATTTTGAATGCATGGTCAGCGAGGCAACGTCCGCCCCGCGATGATTGCTACACCGATTAGATGCCACACGATGTCAGCCACTCTTGACCGGGTGGCTGCTTTTTTGAACGCAAATTCGTTGACGCGGGTGGGATGATTGTCCTATACATGGCATAGGCAAAGATAGGACACGCGTATGACAGATTTCAATGCTTCCCAAGCAGCAAAAAGGATAGGCATCTCAGATCGCACAATTCGTAGATGGCTCAAACCAGACAAGCACGGCAAAGTCAAGCTGCCATCTATCAGGACGGAATCCGGTCAGCTCGCTATTGCAGCGGCTGATGTGGAACGATTGAGGCAAGAGGTAGAAGAGGAGCGGACACGCTTTGTCGCGACTACGCATACCTACGCAACGACTAGACCGGAAATGCCTACGCATGACATAGATCTTGAGTCAAGGTTAGCATCCATGGCACAATCGATAGCCAACCTCAACGCCGCCATAGATATCCAATCGCGTAGGATCAACGAGCTGACCAAACGTGCTGCAGAGCTAGAGAGCAAGACATTGGAGTCTGGACAAGCTGTTCCTACACAGACACAAGTGCCACTTCATCGCTACATCGTAGATAGAGAAGAGGCTGCTAAAACAAAGCCGCTGAGAGCCTCTACAGCCTCGGATAGCACTATCCCCAATGATTGGACGCTGTGCAGCAACTTCTTCGAGACGCACGATATCAAAGAGACCACATACAGGCGCTGGCTCAAAGATGGGATTGCAGGTGAGTACTTCGAATTCGAAGAAGTACCACGTCCTGGCCGAACTGACAAGTACCGTTATTTCACCCCAACTCAACAAGAGCATGCCATATTTCTGCTCAGAAAGCACGGCAAGCTGAGCTAATGCGCTCTTGTGTACATTCGATGTACTTGACAGCATGAATAGCCATCGATATACTACTGGCATGATGTGTACCAACACTAAAAAGTACAAAGGAGATATTTAGCATGGATGAGCTTTTAACTGTTTCAGAAGTCGCCCAGAGGCTGCGTTTAGATGCCACGACAATCAGGCGGTACATTAAGAATGGCGTGCTTGAAGCGATTGCCTTACCGCATAGAGGACTCAGGCAGGCATATCGTATCAGGCGTTCCACACTGGACAAGCTGCTTGAGACAACGACTGCCGCAGCCTAGCCAAGACACAGGAGAGCATTCTGAAAAATGGGTGCTCTCCTTCTTTTTGCTCATTTCGAGATGCATGACGGGCATGAACAGGGGTTGACAAATATGATATCCTTGCTCTAAGTCCGTCTGGAATTGAAACGCTTTTTCCCGATTGCAGAGCACGCAGCCCGTCAGGGATTGAAACATTCTCAGAAGTAGCGCCATTCATCGTGGCGCTTTTTTTGTGCCTATCTCTAGATGCATGACGGGTTTTTGAGACATGCCAGAAAGTCATCTTGAAAAGGTATTGACAATCATCTTGAATATATGTTATTATTCAAGAGTACCAAGTGAGGTGCAAAAATTAAGGAGAAATCAAATGACCCGCAATTATCGCCCGTCAGGATACTATGTCAGTCGCAACACATCCATCCAAGAAATTGAAGAGGCAGAGGAGCAAGACAGGATTGCATCTCAGGGAGAGCCCGTTCGTCTCTGTTGGTCTGTGCCGATCCCTGGATGCTCTGCTCTCCGTTTCATCGATGTCTGGTTCGATGAAGGCGAGTTTTGCATGATGGTAAATAGCCAGTTTTCATCTTATCCTGTTAGTGCTATTAAGCCTTGTGAAGTGTCAGGAAAGCCTGAGATCGTCGCTCGACTTGGGAATGTCGGACTTACAGCAGAGCGTCGTGATGCGCTCTTGAAGATGGTGGAGGAATAAGATGTCATCAGAGAATTGGGGAGGCTATCGCCCTGGTGCTGGTCGCCCCCTTAGTCCATCGGTCAAAGCTCCCCTGGCGTTGGATAGGGAAATGATGAAGAGACTTCGAGAAGCCTGTGAGCTTCAAGAAGGCCGAACTATCAATAATGGTGAGTTTGAAGAGAAGATGCAAGTTCTCTTTGAGCGAGCTGCTCAGGCTTTCATCGATACAGTCAAGCCTCCCTCCAAATGGACAGTGTATCTATTCTGGGATAGCGCCCACGATGGGAAGTTGCTTCAGGAAGTCAAAGATCTCTCTGAAGAGGATGCGCTCAAGTTTGCAGTAGACCACCAAAATGCAGAGCTGAAAGGCAAGATCTGCAATCGGATCATCGCACGCGAGCAAGGCGGTCGTACGAATGAGCGGCGATGGAAAGCAGGTGAGAAGCCTGATCATCTCAAATTCTAGTTCCAAGCTGGTGGATTGGATGTCCACCAGCCTCTTTTTGCCCACCGCAGAGTTGCATGACGGGCATGAACGAGATGAGAGGTATGGGTAAAAGTGGTCTAAATTGATAGCGATAGGGGTTGACATAGCGGTGTCACTGTGGTATCGATTTCAGTATCGACAAGTTAAGTAAAACAATCTGAAAGGATCACACAATGGAAAATATCACAACAGTCAGCAACGACGAGCTTTTAGAGAAGTATCCTGCAATGCACCAACAGGCTAGCGAGACTCTTTGCACAGAAGAGAACTATCCAGCCGTTGAGAGCTGGCAAGTCGAGACTGATAGTCAGGGTAATGTTCAAGGCGTCTACGCCCCTATCTTTGCGGATTGGTACCATGCATAGAACACTCCGTCTGCCTGATGACATTCAGGCGAAAATCAAGAAGCTGGCTAAAGAGCATTGCCGCTCTGAAAACGGCGAAGTGGTCTACGCTTTGAGCCTCTACATCCAACGGTGTGAGGATGATGAAGCTAGCGAGCATGAGAACGACCTGGGTCCAGAGGAGATTGCTGCGGAATGCGCAGTCCTCCATCCAGGTCTGACACATGAGGAATACGAGAAGTCTAAGAAGAAGTAAGCAAGAGTTGTTCTTGCAGTCGAGAGCGAAAGGCGAAATAAGATGGATATATCCCGTGAGCAAATGCTTGATGAAATTTGTGATCTCCTTATTAATTCCTCTTCCACAACGGAAGAGGAGAAAGAAAGCGATCGTAGTGCGAATAGAGCAATTTATTCGCGCTACTCAGACAAGGATCTGTCTGAGACCTACCGGAGGCTGAAAAGCCAGATTGAAATGGGAAGGTAAATTTCCTTCCTCCCTCTAGTCGAGAGAGGAGGGGGTTGCATACCCCCAGAAAGGCAAAAAATTATGGCAGATATGATGGATTATTGCATCTCGTGTGGCCGTGATGCAGATGGGAAAAATGGCATCCAGTGTAAAAACTGTGATGCTATCGATGAAAAGTACAATAAAAATCAAAATGACCCGTCTCTTGTCGAGATGTGGTTAAAGAGAGAAGATGGCAGTCGAAAGTTGAAATTTTTCAAAAGAGAGAATTTTGAGTAGTTCAGAAGTAAGAAAGGGTAAAAGATGGATAAGTTCATAAAATCAGAAGCAGCAGTCATCATAGCAAAAAATGGGGTGGATAGCCCCAGTCTTCCGAATTGGATCACGGAAGAGCAAAAGGAGCAGTTTCGTAGTTTGTCAGATGAAGAGAGAAAATCCATCCTTCTGAAGGATGAAGCTAGTAGAGACGAATACGCTCATCTGATGGAAAATATATATGAAGAAAACGCAAAGGAAGGAAAGTAAAATGTTGTTTTCATTAGGCACAGATGATCCAGAGATGAGAAGGATTAAAGAAATCCTCTATGGATATAATTCTCATCAATTGGAGCAAAAGCAGCAACAAAAGTAGCAACAAAAGTAGCCCACCACAACAACAATCAAGCCGCTTCCACAACGGACAGCGGCTTTTTCATGTCCTCAACTAGCTCAACCTTTGTGAGTTTGCTACTGTGCTATAATGACACACGTCGATACGTCATGATGAGTAACAAAGGAGAATGTTGTATGCTGCGATCTTTCAACCGTTTCAACCAGCCGATGATACCCCCTTTTGTAGAGGACATAATCCGCAATCGGGTTAGCAAGAGAGCTGCATTCCTGTCAGGACAGATGAGTCTGCAGCTCGAGATCAGCAAGAGCCAGAGGCTGATCGAGATAGAGAATCGATATCGCACTGATCAAATAAAGAAGGTTGAGCGCACAAGACGCCCATAGAGGCATGGAGGGAAGAGTGAGAAGGTCTGAATGGCCTTCTTTTTTTGTGCCTTGGGAAAAGGTCCCAAAACTACTTGACAATTCTACACATGTAGAATATAATTAAGACAGTTGAGAGAGCAATAAGCTTTCCAAGAAATAAACAGAAAAGAGAACAAGAAAATGATTAATCACGAAGTTTCAATTATCGGTTTTGACGGCGACATCAACGAGGTAAATGCAGCTCTAGTAAATGCTGGTATTCAGACCAATCCAGAGGAAGCAGAGTCCCAGAGCAAAGAGTCCTCGGTATTTGTGAGTCCTGATCAGATCGGTCAGGCTGTCCAGGTCATTAACGGTCTTGGATATGAGACGGACGAAGATGAAGACTCTGAGTGAGGTTGCAGCAGAGCACGGGCTCAAGGTTCGTGGCTCTGCTCTACAGAAAGCAGTGAACGCTGGTGTGTTCGGTGAGTCTGCTCGCAAGTCTGGGAAGATCTGGCTTATCGATGATGAGTCAGAAGCTTTCCAGAAGTGGCTAGAGGCTCACTGGAAACATCACAGGACAGAAGCAAATGGGTAAAATATGTAGAATATGCGGAGATGAGGAGACTCTTCAGTCTCCTTTTCCTGTTGATGCTGGTAGGTTATGCAAGGCATGTGAAGCTAAACGCAAAGCGGAGTGGTATCAGAAGAATAAAGAGAGGATCAACAAGAACAAGAAATGGGTAAAAAAATCTCCTGAAAAAGAGAAAGAGCATAAGAAGAGATATCGCGAAAAGAATGCCGACAAGATTAAAGCATATAATCATCAGTGGTATCTCGATAATGCGGAAAGACAAAAGGAGCGTGCCCGTCGGAGATATAGCGAAAAGAAGAGTCCTGGGTAAATCTCAGGACTCTATTTTATCGTCACTGCCATCGAAAACTGAATGACCTTGGCTATGTAGATCGAGCCCAGGAAAAGCAGCGTGATGAAGCCTGCCACGATGAAAGCACGTCCGATCATCTTCTCAATATCGAGCCCCTTCCACCACGGTTGTCTGTCCCAGGACGGTGGATAGTCAGGCTTGGGAATTTGAGGGAGGGAGTTCTGCCAGCCATACGTGCCGCTATAGCTACTCTGCTTTGGCATAGCAGGCAACTCGCGTATAGTATCCAGGCTGTGGAACTCACTCTCATATTGAGGATCGAGACGTGGCTGTCTGAATTGCGTAGTGTGCTGCATGGCATTGCTCGCTTTATAAAGTAGGAGTGCCAATCCGCGATGAAATTATACAAGGCAACATGGCCTGGATGTCTCAAGCAGGTCATGCAGCGGACTGGCATACCTCAATTCTACCTGACAAGCATACTTGTGGTCAAGCTAGCTTTTCGATTGGGCAGGCGACGGTATCCACAAGCCAAGCAAGCCTGTAATAATGCTGAATGCGAGTGCATCAATGGGTCCATTATCACGGAATGTATAGACCAGAAATCCCGCTAATATGAGAAATGCTACGGTGACGACACCTAGAATGATAGCGTGCAAATTGTCGTTGTTCATGATGATTGCTCCTCTTTCTTATAAAAGCCGACTCTCTCAAGTACGATCTTCCAATACATAGCTGACTGCGATGTGCTGAATACGACGTGCGATATGCCTATGAGAGAAAATAGGCGTGAAAACATGGTACTAAATGCTTGGCTGAAAACGGCACTCATAACCCATGCTCCTGCGAAAGACACGGCAAACATGCATACAACAATCACAGCAGCTTTATACTTTGTACTGTTATACAGTTGCGGTACAAGTATCCCTGCTAAACAGAATATGAGAGGGATAATATCTACTACAGTAAGCGTCAAGAACTCACCTCCTTTACTTTGGTAGAAAATGCTGAGCAAAGTTCAAAAGAAGCGTTGTACCAATAATACCCGCGCCCCACTTGATCATGGTCATGCTTTGACCCATCGTTGCAAGCGTTTTTGTCAGTTCAAGCTCCTTTGCGGCATCATCTTTACCTTTCTCCTTTAGTGCCTCTTCTTGGATGTCAGCACGTCGTATTTGTACTTTTAGCATCTCTTCTATCCGTATTTGCGACTTTACTAGTTCATCAAGTATTTGTTCATGCTTGTCCACTCTTGGATCTCTTCCGCTGTTGTGCGCATCCATACATGTCTCAAGCCTCCTGCTATACGTTTACGATAAATCTTTGATGGCTTGGGCGATTTGGGCTTTCAGCTCTGCATTCTCAGCCACAAGAGCGGCTGGTTGCAGAGCGGCTAGTGCCTCTTGCAGATCTGCTACCTGCGCGACTAAGAGAGCGTGCTGTTGCTGGTACCAGTACAGCTCTTGACCCAGCCAAGTCTTGTAGAGCCCGAGTGTTGCGCAGCCTGCTAGACGATCCCAGCGAAACTCTTGTGCAGGTCCCGCTCCAAGCGATGGGTGGGATTGCTCGACAGGATCGGCATGATATTCAGCCCTCATTGGCCAATTGGCGGGCTCCCATGGCGGGCTCGAGTTGAGCACTTTGTCTCGAAATCCAAGTACAACAGGAATGCCATTAGGCGCTTTGAGTGTATGGCCATCGTCAGACCAGCCGGCCGGGACTTGTGGTGTTTGTGGCATAGGTATTGTTCCTCCTAGAAAAATGTTGGCATCGACGATCCCGGGGATCCCGGGGATAGTTGCTCTGTCCGTGTACTGTACGAACTCATACGACGTCCATGGTGGTGGGCAAGCAGGTCGCTCGTCTGGTGTAAATTGCCAGTTGGCCAACCAGAGCGGATACTTTGCGAGGCGTGCATCAGAGAGCCTTTCCCGAATGTAGGCAGAACTGGCATAGAGTCCTGGTAGCTTTCCACTATAGTTAGCCTCTTGCTGTGCCAGCCATTCGTACGCCCATTCAGCAGTCGCTTGTGGTGCGCCTTCCTCAAAGTCCAAGATGAGTATGTCCTGAGTTCGAACATTGCCCACCACTTGCTTTTGCCAGTTGGCTTCTGCAAACGCATAATTGATTTCTGGATAGCTGTAATGGTAAAAAATGATTTGGTCAATGCTTGCAGCGAGAGCACCTGCACGGTATGCTGCAAAGTGTTGGTCCGTATAGCCCACTCCGTATGAAGAGCGCATGGCTACACGGCTCACACCATCGCCCTGTGCTGACCATTGCTTGTATGCCTGCCAATCTATGGCTGTGGGCTGCCACTGGCTTATGTCTACAAATTGCGCTACCATGAGACCTCCTATACCGCTTGAAAGTCGCTTGTGAGCAGTGTAGACCCGTCCTCGCACACGAAAAGGTAGCACTCTTCTTTTACTAAATGAGCCTCTTGTAGCGCCTTTTCGAGCCCAGGCAGGTCTGCATGCAACTCAAGAAAAGCGTTCGCACTGACTGCCAATTGACGCTTGTCTCGCTTCCATCCAATACAGTGCATTGTTGATAGTTTTTGCTCGTTAGAGGCCGTATCCATCTCGATCTTGCGCCTCCTGAAAAAGACAGGCTCAGCACCGTCTGGGACAGTAACATTGTGAGCAGGCCACCCGTCTGCTTGATGAAGCCGAACATACTTCACTTGTGAGCTATCTATCTCAGCCCACCCGCGTCCGTCTGGTTTCTCATCATCAAACTCAGGCACAATCACGCCGCTGTGGTATTCCACACTCCACGTGTATATGTCTTGTGCAGGTTTTACTTCAATTATCATATTTACCTCTTAAGCTTCATCGTACTGTATAATCACGTTTGGAAGTGATATTGCGCTGCCAGCACCACCGACATACGAAAAGTCTGTTCCGAGCACACATACCGCCATTGACCCGTTAGGGCCCGATCCTGATGTTGCTACGCTCGTATTGTCATACTGTGCAGGCGATGTGGTCATGAGTGTGTAACCTGCAGGTGTGGCACCGTTCGATCCTGAGCTTGACGGTCTGTTGCCACTAGCCGCTTGTGCATAGGATGCCACCGCTACTGCTTTCCAGAAGAGCTGCAAGCCAGTAGAAGGCGAGCTGCCCATGTAGATGTTTCTATTTGTGATAGCCGTCGTACCTGTGACCGTAACGGCTAGCACAAGGTTCTTGATCCAACTGAAAACGGTTCCTGTAGCAGTTGGGACGGTTATAGGTGTCGTGCTCGTCGCCGAATCCGCGAGATTATATTTGCATCCACCTTCCACATTTGCCCATGATACGCTAGATCCTGTGCCTATTTGTCCCTGACAAGTTGCAGCAGACATAAGATGTATCTCCTTTATTTTCCAACTAATGACAATGAATAAATCCAACCAGGACTTGATGAACCACCAATGACCCATCTCACCCTGACAGTTCCTGCAAAGCTTGCAGCAGATCCAAGACCAGCTCCCGTTGAGGCACTCTTGACCATTGGTGCTGTCGAAATGCTCGTACTATCGTAAATGGGATAGTACACACCGTCTGTGCCCAATCTTTCGATATAGAACTGTATTGTTGGTGATGTGCCCTGTTTGCTGGTGATGTTGATATCAAGCGATATTTCTCCAAGATAGCCAACCGTCAAGGGTCCGCTATTGCCGCTCGCTGTGATCAATTGCGACTGCTGTACATAGATCAGTTGCGCATTTACGACGGCTACGGGTGCTGCACTGGCAAGCGATGCTGATGAAAAGATGGTACGTGATTGCCTTTGCAGCAAAGCGACTGAGCTAGGGATGACACGGGATGATCCGAGTGATACTGAGCTTGGAATGGTCCTCTTGTTTGTCTGCAAGAGAGCAGCGGTAGAACTTATGGGCCTAGCGTTTGTCTGCAGTAAAGCTACTGACTTGTGATTGGTCTGGCAGTGGTTTGAAGTAAAGCAGCCGTACTTGGGATAGTCCTCGTGCCGACCTGCAAGAGGGCAGCAGTAGAGGGAATGGTGCGTGTATTGGTTTGTAGCAGAGCAGCAGTAGATGTAACCGTACGTGTGCTCGTTTGCAGCAGTGCCGCTGTACTTGGGATAGTGCGCGTGCTAGTGCTAGCACCTGTGTCCAAGGAGGCCGTGCTGGTGATAGTCCTGGTGTTCGTTTGCAGTAAAGCGGCTGTGCTCGTTATGGTACGTGTGTTTGTCTGCAAGAGCGCGGCACTAGACGTGATAGTCCTAGAGCTCGTCTGAAGCAAAGCCGCTGTACTTGTTATAGTTCTCGTATTTGTTGTGGATATTGCAGCATTATAGTGAGCAAGGACTCTCGTAGCACTAAGAGCTGTACTGTAAATAGCGGCTTCGTCAATCCTACCAGCGCAAAACTCGCTAGAAGCATTGAAACAGCCGATCTGAGCAGTGCCAAGCGTGACATTGGCTGTTATCGTCGTTGGGCCTGCAACAAGAGCGCCGTTTACATAAAGACGTAACTGCGTACCATCATATGTAGCTACGAGGTGATACGTCGTGTTCGTTGAAGCAGCAGAAGCTTCTATAAATGAAGATCCATTGAGGTCTACAGCCCATTTTGAGCTTGGCGTGTCGTAGTACAGCTCAATGGCCTTATCGGTTAGGGCAGAGCCGATGAAAAAAAGGACAGGGAGTCCCGCCAAACTTGTAAGATTGGTCAGGCACTCCACGCTCCACGCGCTAGAGCCAGTAGGCAAGCCTGATGTTGGTATCGAGATATAGCCTGTCGTGCCGTTAAGTGTGACCGATGCATCAGTATCCTGAGTAAGCAAGCTCGACTGATTGAGCGTGAAGCCGCCTGTATAAGTCCCTGCTTGGTTCTGACTTCCTAGGTCTGCTGCTGACGTGCCTGATGTCTCATCTAGACGATAATAGCGTATCGGACTATCAGACAGAACTGTTGCTCTATAGCTATTTCCCATTTATCACCTCCTTTCTTGCTTAGATTGGCATGTCATGCTATACTATCGTTCATGAATAAGATACTTAGATTTATTGCTCAGATACGTTGTGAATGGTTTTCCTTGCGTCATGATTGGCAGGTATCTATTGATGATGTTTTCATCACACATACCTGCAAACGTTGCGGGAAAGTTACGAAACGTGAAAACCATTCTAGGCACCTTCCAATCAGCCGATAACCATAAATGCAGCACTATATGTTGTTCCACCTTGCGAATCAGATGGGGCATTTTGTGTTGCAATCTTAAACAACGTACTTGACGCGCTAGATACATACAAACCTAGTGCTGCTGTTGCCGCGTTTTGTGGTGTGATAACAACAATAGGCGTGTCTAAGTATTCCTCCGCGAAAGTGACACTGGCCTGGTCACCTGCACTTGGCGAGCCGCCACTGCCGAATAGCACCATGCCACGAACGTCCGTCCCGTCTATGCTTGAGAAGGTTGGATCAGGCGGTGTCGTGCCGTTATTTGTGAGAGCGGCTAGGACAGGTGCCCCTGAGATGCCATTGTTAGCTATGAGATGTCTGTCAAGCCGAACATCTCCAATGTGCTCGATGGCACTAGGTGTGATGTAGCTGTCAAGCCCGGTACCCCCTCCTACATTGCGGTAGTGGTTGTGTGATGCAATGAGGTATGCTGGCTGTCCACCTCCGGTCTGAGTGCCGTTAGCTTCATAGTTGATTGCGGTGGAGAACTCGGTGCCGCTTGGATTGTTTGGATTGGAGTCCCAGCCGCCTTGAATAGTATTGTTCGTCACGAGGGCTCTCGTCTCAGTCGCACCGCCAAATACGACATTGAGATGGCGATAATGGTAGCTAGCATTGGGCTCAGTCGTTGAGATGATGTTATCTGTAATAACCGAAGGACGGGGCCCGATGATTGTCGCTCCTATGCCTGAAATAAAGCCACTGTCAACATTGCTCTGTCCATAATCGTCAATCTTATTATCAATGATGAATGTGTTATAGCAGTTGTCAACTATAATACCGCCTGACAGATTATCATAGCAGGAATTGTGAGAGAGAAACCAGCCTGTACCACGATCGACTTTGATGGCTTCAAGTGTTGCGTTGCTAACAATACACTCATCGATATAGCCATCAATGAGCTTGCCGTCTGTGTCATGGCAGTAGATGCCACGGCCCAAACATGTGTCTATTTTGCACGACTCTATCCTATTTTGCACACACGTATTCGATATACTTGATTCTGACCGACCAAGACTAGAGAGCATAATACCGTTATCGTAGCAATTAGTAACGGTACATTCTCTTACCACGGAATTGAAGTTCATGAGGGTTATGCCGTGTCCAGACAAGTTCCCCAGGTAGTTCCCATCCACAGATAAATCATAGATAAAGATAGGATCGCCACTTGTTGCTTCATCGGTCAGCCACGCTTGAGAGGCGAGGACAGCTACGAGGCTTGCCCCTTCTGCCATCTTGATCGTTGAGCCATTGGTGCCGATGTACGTACGTTTCCCTCGAAGCTGTATGGTTGCGTCCGCGATGTATTCCCCGGGTGGGAAGAAGATTACAGAGTCGTCAACGGAAGTATCGATGCAGCGTTGGATAGCGGCAGAATCGAATGTTGATCCGTCTCCAGTAGCTCCATAGTCGTGAACATTGAAGTTGAGTATTCCATAGCCAGGATCAACATTTGGTGGATAAGGCATAATACGCTCACTTTCCTATTAAAGAAACGCTGTAGGTCCAACCCGGGGTGGAAGTCCCACCAATGGCCCACCGAAATTGAATGGTCCCACCAAAGGACTGACTGATAGCGAGACCCGCTCCGATCGAAGTACTCACCTGAGCAGGGCTAGTTGATTGCACAGCACTTTGCCATATCGGATACCATATGCCATCAACCCCTAATCTATCGATAAAAAACTGTATAGTTGGTGAGCTTCCTTGCTTACCCGTGATATTGATATCCACTGCTAGCTCAGCAAAGTTTCCTACGTTGAGAGGCGAGCTGCTGTTCCCTGCTAGGATTAATTGAGACGGTTGCGTGTAAACTGTTTGTGCGCTCATTTTCCCCTCATTTCAGTGTTGATGCTAAAAGCTTCCATGGCGATCCCACATTCGCTTGTTCCGTACAAGTAACCATTTGAAAGTAATTTTGTGTTGGTGTGCCACCTTCATATCCTATCTTCTGTGTTGTTGATATACCCGTGATAAGCATAGATGCATCATTTATATTGTGTTCTGGAATGAAGACAGGTAAGTATTGGCTTATAGCAAGCGACGGGTTACGTCTCCATGTCTTGAAAGTGATAGTCCTCCCCTGAGTACCGTATCTCTGAAGCAGGCTATTCCCATAGGCCGTCGCTGCAGCTACGTTGAGGCTCTGACTGCTCACATCTTCCACAACCGCTACAATGCCAAGACCAGCACTCTGTGTGTCTAGCGTGCCCATGATCGATATTGAGAAGGCAAAAGACGGTGTTGATCCACCAATTGCCCACCTGAGCCTAGCGATTGCTCCGAGAGCCTGAGCGATCGTGCCAAACGCCCCTATCGTAGTAGAAACCTGACTAACCGCACTGACGACGCTACTTGACCAGAGATTAGAGTAAATACCGTTAACATCTTTTCTATCAACAAAAAACTGTATTGTTGGTGTGCTACCTGAAACAGCCGTGATATTGATATCTACTGCTATTCGTCTGCATTTGCTGACATCGACATCACCTATATCACTAGAGGATGTATGAGCAGCAGAAGCACTGCTATAGATATTCTGGACAGCAAACGAGCGCCCCATACGTTGAGCAAGCTGCTTTTGCGTGACAGTATTGGCTAGATTGGTATTATCTACAGTGATGCTCGTTATATACTGGTATGTATAATTTTGAAAGAGAAGTGTATCTGTCTGCTGTAAGACTGTTCCTGACGGGTCTTGATCGATGGCATTGCTTCCAGGCGTCCAGTAGAAATTCTTGCCAGTGTCTATGCCTTTGATGCCTACTGTTTGCGCCTGATTGTTGAGCAGAATGATAGGAGTAGCTATCAGCTCGCCGCCAAGTGCCCAGGAGGTTGTATTCCCATCCCCAATCTTGATCTCTGATTTGATGCCAGTTGCCACCACGCCATTCAAGATCATCTCATTTCTGTAGAGATCTGCTGAGTAGTCCACAGTGAGAGGCCCTGCTAACAGGAGTTTCGGATCGGCACTTTGCAGTATCCATGGTGCTGGTTGCGCTACACGTGGACCAAAGATGAAGTTGAGATTTTGATCTATGAACTGTGTATAATCCGACTTTTTCGCTAGATCATTTAAATTGTCTGAAATGTATGTATTGGTATAATCTGCAGTCGGTATGAGTGCGCCAATCCCGATATTTGGATGCAGTGCAGCTACCGTCAGGTCTGTAAGCTGTGGTGTTTGCGTAGGATCGGTAGAGGTCAGCGTCACTTTTGAGTAAACAACCTTACCTGAGAGGTTGTCCCCTTGAGGTTGCACTCTGAAGTTGTAGAACCGTCCGATTCCGGTAGCTGATATGATACCAACCTTACCTGCAGCGGATAGAGAGCTGTCTGTAGTCGAGATGAGGTTCACACCGTCTATCCACACATTGATAGCCGCGCCTACCATCGTGACATGCAGGCGGTATTTGTAGCCCCTCGTAAGCGTTACGGCTACATCGCCCCCGAGCTGAGTTTTGACGTTGGCCACGACTTTGTAGAGTCGGACCTTATTGGTAGTTCCTGTGCTAGAGGAGGCATCGAATACATCTAGCTCATAGAAGTTTGAAGCGTCTGCCCACCTCCAAACGAGGCCAGCCTGATCCGACTGGTCAAAGTCGAGATAGATATCAACATCTTTGCAGGTAGGAATGGATGAGAGAAGCAAGAGTGCATTTGTGCCGCCACTCACACTCAGAAGGCTATTGAGTGTATCCCAGAACCATGTGCCTGCGCTTCCTCCTGTCCTGTTTGATTGTGTATAGTTAGGGCTGCTGTTAGAGCTAAATGTGTCGAGCGTAGGGCTAGGCTGTGATGTGATACCAGTGATGCCGCCTCCATTCGTGGCGCTCGAGTAGGATGTGCCATCCAAGCTAGTCGAGACTGCTACGCTCGTATTTGCTGGCGTGGTGGCCACCCAGCTCGAGAGCGTTGAGCCAGCGATGAGGGCATTCGAGAGCGAGAGAAATGGCGCTATCCTTGTGCCTGTACTGCTGAATTGACCTACTACGCGCGCGACAAAATAGCGCAATCCAGCCATGACGCTTGCAGCAGGCGTGGCGAGTGTCACTCTGAATTTGACATGGCCCAGGGAATCGCCCACGCTAAACCCCGGAATAGGACCACCATTTGTACAGGTTGCGTATGAGCCGCCATTGTTCAGGCTTGCCTCTACAAGGATGGAAGCCAGCCCAGGCACAGATGAAGCATCCGCCCACGTGAGAGCGCTATTGCCATAGTGAGACGCACCTGAGATATCGATATTTGGTGATACCCACGTGCCACTCAAGCCAACGGAATTGATGCCGAAATTGTCAAAGAGACTGATGTACCCATTGCTTGGATCGCCATTCGAGACTCTGAATCCTACATAGCCTGAACCTGTATAGGTGCTATCAGTTGCATTTATTGCTAATACATCATCAAAATATACTTGGTGGTTACTTCCATTGGCAATAACTTTAATATGATGTGTTGCTTGTGATGTGAGATTAACGGTAGCGGTGGCTACCTGTGTTCGCGTGCCTGCTGATGCTGCATTGCTGTTTGAGCCTCTTTGAAGTGAAATAGTCGTGCCAATTATTTGAACTGCATAGGCGTATTGTGCATCATAATTGCTTGTGCCTGTTGTGCGATAAAAACACCCGACAATCATTAAAGAATTATCTACATAGACATCGAATTCCATCGTGAAATTTGACCATTGGCCAGCGAAGTCCATACGTGAGCGTGCTTCTGTGGACTGGTGAACTTCCATCCTGAATTGCTTTGAGTCCACATATTGAAAGCATGAATTGGCATTGTTCGGTCCGGTTGCACCACCGCCAAATAAATTTTGACTTCCCAGATTGCCATCATCCCAGTTCTTTACAGCGCCAATGAGATTGAGGAAGCCGAAACCTGTACTAGCAATCGTATTCGTTAGCGTTCCTGCATTTAGAACACTGTCGGTAGATGCATCATAGAGCACATCTGATTTTGACGCTGTATAGGATGGATTGAGCACTAATTTTAGAGAATTAAGGACAGGTGGTGTTTCAGGCGATGCATTCAGATTTTGCGTGAATTCCTCAGCAAACTGAATAGATAGACCCGAAAGAGACGTGCCTGCTGGTAGAGATGGCAGAGGACTATTATTTGCACATTGAATATACGAATTGCCGCCATTAAGAGAATATTTCAATCCAAAATCTGTATTTTCTGGTGTCGTTGCATTCCATGTTATAAATGAGTCTCTTAGGATATTAGCATTAGAAATACTATATGGTGCGCTAACGCGATAAGATGCGAGGCTATCATAGGTATTCACAACACTCACACTCACACCAGAATAGCCACTTTTTTGCATTTGTTGTGGGGGATTGACATTAAGCGAGCTGCCAAAGAAGGTATTTTTAACAACGCCTCCACCATCAACCTCTAGGATATTCTTAATGTATCCTGTGTATGCACCTTGTTCATCACCTTCTACAACAACAGTAGCATATGCGATTGTTTTACCTACTACCTCATCTAGCAAGAATGAACGTGAGTACCATTGTCCATTTGCTAGGCCTGCAAGATCGGTACCTGGATGAGGTGATTTATTTTGAGCATCGAAGTACGCTCCGTTGTTGCTGGTAGCTATATCTCGTAAGGCTGTCCCATCGGTAAAAACGAGATCAACACCTATCTTTGCCTCTGGAGAACTGGAGTCGATATAGATGCTATAGGTGAGATAGCGACTTGCAACAATCGCTACCGAGCCACTCCAAATCTTGACATACGTGTAGCATTTCGAGACACCTGCTACTGATTGCGTTGCCTGTATTTTGATGGTAGGTGTTGCAGTAGGCGTGAGTGTATTCCCGGTGGCTGTGCAATTATTGAGTGAGCCGGTTGAAAATGCTGAAGTGGTATTTTCCAGGACGGTAACCTGTCTCCCAGCCAAAGCCAGCTCTAAATCGCCTCCCAAGTTGCCTGTAGCTTGTGTGCCGTTGAGGGTGCCCTGTGCGAAGTCGAGCTGAGAATTATCATCCCTCACTGCATAATTGGCTACCACTCCATCTTGCGAAAGGTGGTCGTTGACCATGCTAGCCGCAGCTATGCCTGCATACTGCTGATTGATGACTCTATTGGTGGTCTTCTTGCCTGCCAAGAACTCATTATCTATGCAATCAATTGTCCAGGCTAGAGCAACATTTGCTGCATATTTCACAGCGATAGGCTTGGCTGTAAAACCTGTGTATCTCACACCTTCTAGTGTATCTGTGATGGTGACAGGTTGAAAAGGTGTGAAGTTATAGATATTGTTTGCATCAAGTATGGTCAGACGTACAGCAGAACGCTCGTCAACCCTATCGTCTAGCTTGTACGTGGTATTGAGCACAGGATAGATTGTGCCTGCTATGGAAGCTGTGAGATTTGTTGCTGTCACTGTGCCCTCACGTTTCCATTCAGTCTAATCATGCTCGCCTGATGTGGAGCGAGGCAATTGGTCAGCTCGTAGCCATCGATGTCAAATTTCACGTCGGTCGGCTGCACCGTCACATAGATGTGATTGTGGATGACAGGAGCTTGCCCTCCACCTGAAGAAGACGGATACTTGAACGCAGGCTGCGCAAAGTTGCTCTGAGATGGCATGCCTTTATTCATCCCTTTGAGCATGGCCTTGGTCTCTGAGGCTGTGAACACATCGCTACCACGTGGTAGCCTTGTCAGCTCCGGGCCTTTCTCACCCACGATGGCAAGCCCGCCTTTGAAGTTCTCAACGCCACCTGCAAAGCTGCCAACGCTGCCGCCGCCAGTGCTAGGCGTGCCGCTTGGGGTTATATGCTGAGCGTGCGCATTGCCAGCCGTCGCAAAATTGAGGAGGTCTGCAGAGGCATTCACCAAGGACGCATCAAAATCATTCATCCACCCGACCGCAGTAGTCAACCAATCAACAATAGATGTTAATGCATCTATTCCCATATTTATGTTTTTTACGAATGCATCAATCCCAAAGCCAACAACATCAATTGCACTTTTTAATCCATCCATCTTGCCCTTGGTCTCAACGCCTGAAACACCAAGTGTGTCAATTGCAGGGATGAGTATAGGCGAGATTTTGTCCCAGAGCTTACCTAGGGACGTTGTGAGCTTGCCCGTGCTTTTCTCGAAGCTGTCCCAATGTGGCATCACATCATTCTTGATAATGTTGCCTAGAGACGTAAAGACAGGTACTACATTTTGTGAGATCCAATTCCATAGATTGGTAAGGTCGGTCTGCAGGCCTTTTGAGCTATCAGCCCAGGTGAGAAAATCGGTTGCGAGCGTACCGACCACGCCGCCGATTCCAGACAAAGCAGGCAGTAGATCTTTGGATATAATCGGCAAAAGGAATTTGATAGCAAATCCTATCCCTACGAAAATCTTCCCTCCTAGATCCATCAATGTTGGTCCATTTTGCTTGAGCCAAGCGCCAAATCCCACGAACATGTCTAAAAGCTGCTTAGATATTGGCTTGAGAAGAGGGCCCATATCCTTGATAAAGCCATTTAGCCCATTTATTGCAGGTGTAACATAATTGTCGATAGCATCGCCTATGCTCGACATAACACCCGAGAAAGTTAGACCTGAGTCTCCAATTGATTTGAAGAGAGTGCCAATAGGGGAGAAAGTTGTCCAGAGACCGAATATTGAGCCTCCCAAATCAAGAGCAGCTTTACCGAGGTGTCCGAGTACATCCCCCATCTTCTGCCAAACAGGGAGTTCCATAGCCTTTTTTACATCTTGAAATGCTGTTTTTAACTTATTATCAATTGTGTCACCAAATTTGTGTACATCCTCAGCAGCTTTCGCTATAGCCCCACCAAGCTTGAAAAAGCCGTCACCAATGAGAGTCTGCAGCGGGCTCTTTGTCTTGACCATGACACCATTGACAATATCGAATGACTT